TTTGATAAGACTGTTTCAGGTAAAACAATCAAGAATTCAGAAGACGATACAATAGCAAAAGCGCTTGACCTTGAGCCGCTTGCACCAATTGCAGCTGATATTATACCGGCAGATCAGTCTGTGGTTCACTATGATGAGAAGGCAGAGAACATAGAGAACGATTATAAGTATGCAAGAGAAAATTTATATAATGTTATAGAAAGAGGTACTGATGCTCTTAATGGTATAGTAGACCTTGCTCAGCAGAGCCAACATCCAAGATCGTTTGAAGTTGTAGCTGACTTAATTAGAACATTGTCTACAGCAAACAAAGACTTATTAGATTTACAAAAGAAAGTTAAAGACTTACAGCCCGAAGAAAAAGGTCCATCTAAAGTTACCAATAACTTATTTGTTGGATCAACAAAAGACATAACAGACCTGCTGGCAGGCACAGCTAGGAACATTGGTAAGAAAAAGTAATGGCTGATCATTATCTAGGTAATCCAAAACTCAAAAAGGCAAATGTGCCTATGGAGTTTACTCAAGATCAAATAGCAGAGATAGGACTTGCTGCACGTGACATAGAATATTTTTGTAATAAGTATGTTAAGATTGTATCTATTGATGAAGGTCTTATACCATACGAGCCATATGATTACCAAAAAGAAATTATGCACAAGGTGCAAGATAATAGATTTGTTATCTGTAAGATGCCTAGACAGACAGGTAAGACCACTACAATGGCTGCTGTCATATTACACTTTGCATTATTCAATCCAGACTTTAACATAGCCATCTTAGCTAACAAAGCTGCAACAGCCAGAGAAATTCTAGGTAGAATCCAATTAGCTTATGAAGCATTGCCGTGGTTCTTACAGCAAGGTATAGTTGAGTGGAACAAAGGTAACATAGAACTAGAAAATGGTTCTAAAATATTTGCGTCATCTACATCAGCTACTGCTGTTCGTGGTATGTCTATCAACATGGTATACTTAGATGAGTTTGCTTTCGTACCTCATACTGTACAGGAAGAATTCTTTGCATCTGTTTATCCTACAATCTCATCTGGTAAGTCATCAAGAGTATTGATTACGTCAACACCAAATGGAATGAATCTATTCTATAAGATATGGGATGATGCTGAAAAGAAAAAGAATGATTATGTTACTATGTCAGTTGATTGGTGGAATGTTCCAGGCAGAGATGCTGAGTGGAAAGAACAAACAATTAGAAATACGTCCGAGCGTCAGTTCGCAGTAGAGTTTGAATGTGAGTTCTTAGGGTCTAGTAACACATTAATTGATCCAAATAAGCTTCGCATGTTGACTTTTGATAACCCTTTGAGGTATAATGAGAGTCTAAAGGTATTTGAAGACCCTAAACCTAATCACATTTATGCAATGTGTGTAGATACGAGTAGGGGGGTTGGTAACGACTACAGTGCGTTTGTTGTGATAGATGTTACTCAGGTACCATATAAGGTAGTAGCGACGTTTAGAAACAATACAATAGCGCCTATGTTGTATCCTAAGTTTATACACACAGCAGCGAAGATGTATAATGACTGTCAAGTGATGGTTGAGATAAACGATATCGGTGCCCAGGTTGCAGATATCATACATAATGAGTATGAATACGAAGGCCTGATTAAAGCTCAATGGAAAGGAAGAGCTGGTCAGTTAGTAGGCGGAGGATTCGGTGGTGGTGACTCTCAGTTAGGAGTCAGAACTACATCCTCATTAAAAAGAATAGGATGTTCATCTCTTAAGACTATTTTAGAGAATGATCAACTAATTATTTCTGACTTTGATGTACTCTCTGAGTTGACTACATTTGTAGCAAACAAAAGAGGAACTAGTTATGAGGCCGAAGAAGGAATGACAGATGACCTTGTGATATGCTTAGTGCTATTCTCATGGTTAACTGGTCAGGACTACTTTAAACAATTAACGGATATAGATATTAGAAAGAATCTATATGCACAGAACGAACAAGCGATAGAAGATGAGCTCACCCCTTTCGGGTTTATAGATAGTGGGGCAGTTACAAATGTCTCCACCGACAATGATGAATTCAAAGGTGGCGAAATGATAACGTGGGAAGAGTTAGATTACGAAGAAGGATCACTCTTCTAATACTTAGAATTATAAATATAACAGAGCTTATAATCTACCATAAATGAAAGGAGAATAAAATGCCATTTCAGGTCAGTCCAGGCGTAAACGTATCGGAAATCGATTTAACCACTGTTGTTCCAGCGGTTTCTACTACGGAAGGTGCCTTAGCAGGTGTTTTTAAATGGGGTCCAGCGAACACTCGTGTCTTATTAGACAGCGAGGAATCACTAGCGAACCGATTTGGAAAGCCACAAACTGGATTTAATCCAGAAACTTTTTTTACAGCCGCTAACTTTTTAGCGTATGGAAATAAACTATATGTGACTAGAGTTGTAGACGCAAACGCTAAGAACGCCGTATCAAATGGTAGTGCTTCAGCAGTTGTTGTCAGCAATGAAGACGCAATCGACACAGTATCACTTACAAGTGCAGACCACTTTGTAGCTAAGTATCCAGGTGCGCTTGGAAACAGCTTACAGGTTTCTGTATGTAGATCTGCAAACGATTACGTTGAAGCGTCCGGTGGTACTATTTCTATAACAGCTGGTGCGAATTCAGGAACAACATCAACAGCAGATCAGATAGGGGGCGGTGGTTCCGGTCTCGTAGCAGTTGGAGACAAAATTAAAGTAGGCAACACATCATCAGGTGTGGGCGTACATTTCTTAACAGTCACAGCAGCTAATTCTAGCACACTATCATTCAAAGAAAACTACACTGGAGCAGTTAATATTTCTGGTCTAGGGTACTCAAGATACTGGGGCTACTATGATTTAGTAAGATCAGCACCAGGAACATCAGCATATGCCTCTGCCAGAGGTGGTGTTGGAGATGAGATCCATGTAGTAATCAAAGATCAAGACGGATCAATCACTGGAACACCTGACCAAGTACTAGAAGTATTTGAAGGTCTTTCAAGAGCAACAGATTCAAAAACAGAATCAGGTGAGTCAAACTGGTGGATCAATGTTATTGATGCATCATCAAACTATGTCTGGGCTAAAAATGCTTATGGTTTAGCAGCTAACACAACAGCTTCTACATCAGCAGCACTTGCTACTGACAATGCTGTATATGATTCATTGAAATTAGGTGCAGATTCAGCTAACGAATCAGCAATATCACTAGCAACACTTACAGGCGGATACGATATGTATAAGTCTGCTGAAGATGTTGACGTAAGTTTAATCCTAACTGGTAAATCAGTAGGTGGAACTAACGGTGAAGGTTTAGGTAAGTACATTGTCGATAACATTGCAGAAACAAGAAAAGACTGTGTTGTATTCATTTCACCTGAAAGGGCTGATGTGGTTAACAACGCTGGCGGTGAAGCAGACGACATTATTACTTTCAGAAATAGCTTAAGTAATTCATCTTATGCATTCCTTGACAGTGGTTACAAATATGCTTACGACAAATACAATGATGTTTATACATACGTACCTTTAAATGGAGACGTAGCAGGACTCGCAGTTAAGACTGATGAGCTAAGAGACGCATGGTTCTCTCCAGCTGGTTTCAATAGAGGACAAGTTAAAAACATTATCAAGCTACCTTTCAATCCTAAGAAAGCTGATAGAGATATTCTTTATCAAGCTGACGTTAACCCGATTGTTACATTCCCAGGACAGGGAACAGTACTATTTGGTGATAAGACATTGCTAGGTAAGCCGAGTGCATTCGACAGAATCAATGTAAGAAGATTGTTTATCGTTCTTGAAAAAGCGATATCAACTGCTTCTAAGTTTACATTGTTTGAGTTCAACGATTCATTCACAAGATCACAATTCAAAAACCTTGTTGAACCTTTCTTAAGAGATGTTCAAGGACGTAGAGGAATTCAGGACTTCAAAGTAGTTTGTGACGAAACAAACAACACTGGCGAAGTGATAGATGGTAACAGATTTGTTGGAGATATTTACATCAAACCTGCTAAATCAATTAACTTTATCCAATTAAACTTCGTAGCAGTACGAAGTGGAGTTGAATTTTCTGAAATCGTAGGTCAGTTTTAGGACTAAATACTAATAGGAGTATCAAATGGCTTTTAATATTAATGAAATTAGATCGCAGCTAACTCTTGGTGGTGCTAGACCTACCCTGTTTCAGTGTAACATTACTAACCCTGCTAATAGCGCTGGCGACTTAAAGACACCTTTCCTAGTGAGAGCGTCGCAAGTACCGGCAGCAACTTTAGGTTTTATCGAAGTACCATACTTCGGAAGAAAGACTAAGATTGCAGGTGATAGAACATTCGCAGAATGGAACATCACAGTAATGAACGATGAAGACTTCTTGATCAGAAACTCAATGGAAGAATGGATGCAGAATATTAATTCTCATCTTGGCAACGTTAGAGGATTCGGAAGCGCTTCTGACTTATCATACAAGTCTCAGGCACAGGTCACCCAGTTTAGTAAAACTGGCGTACCAGTAAGAGAATATACATTTAATGGTATATTCCCAGTCAACATTACAGAAATGGAAGTTGATTGGAACGCTACAGATGTTATCCAAGAATTCCAGGTAACCTTCCAGTACGACTGGTGGGAAGTAACTGGTGGTTCAACTGGAAACGCTGGCGGTAATTAAACCAACTTTGAATTTAGGCTCTCTCAGGGGAGCCTAAATACATTTATAACATGAGGTAATCAATGGCAGAACTATTCGGTTTTGAAATCAAAAGAAAGGGAGTTGAAGATCAAGGCTCTTTCGTCGCACGTCAAGAAGATGATGGTGCCGTAGTCGTCGCAGAAGGTGGCGCTTACGGACAATACATCGATCTTGAACAATCATCCAAAACAGAAGGCGAACTCGTTACGCGTTATCGTAAGATGGCTATGCAGCCCGAGTGCGAGAATGCTATTGATGATGTCGTAAATGAATCTATTGTTTACGATCCAGACTCACACACAGTAGAACTAGACTTGGATTCAGTCCAAGTTAGTGATAAGATTAAACAACAAATTGCAGATGAGTTTCTTAATGTAAAAGACTTACTCGACTTTGAACGTCAATCATATGAAATATTCAGACACTGGTATATTGATGGTAGAATGTACTATCATATTATCATTGATGAAAAGGATCCCAAATTAGGGATACAAGAATTTAGATATATTGACCCTCGTAAGATAAGAAAAGTTAGAGCAGTTAAAAAGAAATCACATGGCACAGGTCCTAACAGGATACAGCTAGCACAGACAAAGCAAGAGTATTATCTCTTTAATGACAAAGGTTTTAAGAGTGGCCCAGGTACTGTAAATCCCGCTCAAGGTACTACCCAAGGCATCAAGATAGCTAAGGATAGTATATTACATACCACATCAGGGTTAATGAGTGAAGACAATAAAATGGTATTGTCACACTTACACAAAGCAATTAAACCTCTAAACCAATTACGAATCTTAGAAGACGCAACAGTAATCTATAGAATTTCAAGAGCGCCAGAAAGAAGAATCTTTTATATTGACGTAGGGAATCTGCCTAAGTTAAAAGCAGAACAATATCTAAGAGACATGATGGCCAAACATAAGAATAGAACTATCTACGATGCCACCACAGGTGAAATCAAAGACGATAGAAAGTTTATGACTATGTTGGAAGACTATTGGTTGCCTCGAAGAGAGGGTGGAAAAGGAACAGAGATCACAACTCTACCTCCAGGCCAGAACTTAGGAGAGATGGATGATGTTTTATATTTCCAAAAGAAATTATACCGATCATTAAATGTCCCAGTATCAAGATTAGAACCAGAGACAGGATTCTCTTTAGGAAGAGCATCAGAGATTAGTAGAGACGAGATTAAATTCCAGAAGTTTATTGGAAGATTAAGACTCAAGTTCTCTAAAATCTTTGAAGCTGCTTTAGAGAAACAGTTAATCCTCAAAGGCGTTATTGCTGCTGAGGATTGGCCTGCTTTGAGAAGAGAGATGAGATTTGATTACATTACAGATAATCATTTTGCAGAACTCAAAGAGATAGAAATCATGAGAGAAAGACTCTCAACAATCAATGACGTGGATCCTTACTTAGGTAAATACTTTAGTACTCAGTGGGTTAAGAAGAATGTTCTTAGACAAACTGACAGGGAAATTGAAGACATGCATGCAGAAATGTTGGCCGATACAGAAGGCGAACAAGAGAATATGGACCAATATGGCGTGCAAACTGATGGTGAAGACGGTGGTTTCCCGCAAGCACCGCAAGACTAGAACTTTTAGATTATAAATATACATGGAGATATTATGACAGAACCAGTTTTAAAAATGGTAGGTTTGGCAGTAGATGATAAGCCAAACAAAGCCGCAGAGATTTTCTCTGATGAGATGGCAGACAGAGCTGCTGACTATGTACAGCAAGCAAAGGATGTTATCAGTAACGGTATGATGGGGCAAGAGCTTCCTGATTCAGATGACATTGAAATGGATCCAGAAATAGATTCAGAAGATGATTCATATGAAGATGCAGACGAGGTAGATACTTCAGAAGAAGAAGAAGATACTTACGAAGCAGACCAAGAAGTTGTTGCAGAACCAGAAGACGACAACCCTTCTGAAGATACAGAAGAAGATAACGAGGACTAAATGAAATCACTAAGACAGATCGCAGAGCTTAAAAAGATTGATATCATTCCTGACCCAGAACTACAGTCTGGTGTTGAGAGCGATTACTCAAAACCCAAGTCTAAAGCTGAAAGAGACTTTGTCGGCAAGCATGTAGATGTAGTACAGCAAAAACTTCACCCTGCATTCAAAAATGAAGCAGAGCAAGACGCTGTCTTTAAAGGTGGATCCATGAATAAAGATCACTCAAAGGCTGCATCATATAAAGATGGAATGGACGCTGAAGTCTATGAAGCGGCTGTCGAATTTGTTAAAGATAATTTAACAGAAGACAACCTCGAGCAATTTGAAAATATGCTAGAAGAAAATCCAGAAGCAGCTATTAGTTTTGCAATTGATATTGCAGAAGAGCTTGAAGGGCTGGTAGAGTAATGTCAATAATTAAACTCAAAGGCACCCAAGCTGCATGTGGAACAACCACAGGCGCAGCTTCAACTTTTGGATCAGCGACAACAGTACGATTAGTTAATGGTACTACAACAGCTCATCTAATAACACTAGAACAAACAGACGGAACAGATATAGGTACTTGCTCAGTTGCAGGTGGCGATACTGTATTCATCAAAAAAAATCCTACCGATAAGATATTTGCAGCTAACGCTGGAGTACTTGGTGTGGGTGTATCAGTAGAGGGATAACATGAAGTTAATATCAGAACAAAATTTTGAAAACGTATCCCCGATAGTAGAAGCTAAAGCAGATGGAAGTGGCAAAGACTACTTCATCGAAGGCATCTTCCTACAAGGCGACCTTGTAAATAGAAACGGAAGAAACTATCCAATGGCAGTACTAGATAAAGAAGCTGCAAGATACAACGAAGAATTTATTAAGACTAATAGAGCATACGGCGAACTGGGACACCCAGATGGTCCTACTATTAATCTTGAAAGAGTTTCACATATGATTAAGTCTCTTACTAAAGAAGGCACAAATTATATTGGAAAAGCCAAAGTCATGGACACACCATATGGTAAGATTGTAAAAAGTCTAATCGATGAAGGTGCTCAGCTTGGCGTATCCAGCAGAGGAATGGGAACATTAAAACAATCCAACGAAGGCGTTAATGAAGTTCAGAGTGACTTTATGTTAGCTACCGCTGGAGATATTGTTGCCGATCCTAGTGCACCTAATGCATTCGTCAATGGCGTGATGGAAGGTGTCGATTGGATATATGATGCAGCCTCGCATTCATGGAAAGCTCAACAAGTAATCGAGCACATCCAGCAGGCAGGTCATAAAGACTACAAACAATTGCAAGAGAACAAGGTTGCCGCATTTGCAGCTTTCCTAAATAACTTGTAGATAAATAACTTTTTATAAATACTATATAGATAAATGACTCAATACAAAGGAGTAAAAAATGGCTAATGAACTAGATAAGTTCGCTAACGACGAAATCAATGAAGCCGAAGCACAAGTTGAACTTGATGAGTTCAAGGCCGATGGTGAAAATTCTATGGTTGCAGATCCTATAACTAAAGGAAGCAATAAAAGACCAGCAGATAAGACTGCATCTTTTACTGCACCAGCACCAGGAAATGCTAAGGCTGAGAATGGAACTAAGGTTTCAGGAACTAACGGATTGACAGTTGAGAAAGGTAAAGCACCTGCTCGAAAAGCTGACAAGAACGGAAGTGACTCACCTGTAGCACCAAAAGTATCAACCCCTGGACAAGGTTCTGTGAAAGAAGACATCGACGCAATATTCGGAGATGAGGATCTTTCAGAAGAACTAAGAGAAAAGGCTGAAACTGTTTTCGAAGCTGCGGTTAACGCACGCGTAAGCGAATATTCAAACGAATTGTCTGAAGCATTTGATTCACAATTAGCGGAAGCTAAAGAAGCAATGCAAGAAGAAATGTCAGAGAAAGTAGATAACTACCTCAACTATGTCGCTGAAGAGTGGATGAAAGAGAACCAAGTAGCTATCGAATCATCTTTAAAAGTAGAGATTGCAGAATCTTTCATGGACGGACTTAAAGGTCTAATGGAAGCTCACAATATTCAACTTCCAGAAGATGCTGATTCAGACGTTTTAACAAACATGACCTCACAGGTCGAAGAACTAGAAGCTAAACTTGAAGAAGAAACTGTTGCTAAAATAGAGATTAGTAATGAACTACAAGTAGCTGAACAAAGTTTAATTTTTGCAGAGTCTACTAAAGACTTAGCAGAAACTAAGATTGAAAAACTCCGTGCTCTATCGGAAGGACTTGATTATGATAATGCTGAAGATTATTCTACAAAGCTAAACATGCTTAAAGAATCTTACTTCGGTGCTAAACCTGCCGTTATATCATCAATGGATGATGACCCAATTGATTTAGATGAGGAAACTCAACCTAAGTTGAATGGTGGAATGGCAAATTATGCAGCAGCGATTTCGCGAACTGCTAGAAAATAACTTTCATATTAAAAGGGGAAACAAAATGAACTTATATGAAGACTTACAATCTAAATGGCAGCCGATTATTGAGCACAGTGACCTACCTGAAATTTCAGATAGCCACAAGAAATCAGTAACAGCAGTATGTTTAGAGAACACGGAAATTGCCCTAAGAGAAACAGCAGCATTCAGCCCACAGTCTCTTTTAGAAGCAGCTCCAACAAACAGTACTGGATCATCTGTTGATAACTACGATCCCGTATTAATTAGCTTAGTAAGAAGAGCTATGCCTAACTTGGTTGCTTATGACCTAGTTGGTGTACAGCCTATGACTGGACCTACTGGTTTAATATTTGCTATGAGAAGCAGATACACTAACCAAGCTGGAGACGAAGCGTTCTATAATGAAGCCAACACTGGTTTCTCAACAGAAGTCACTAACATTGCAAACACCACACTTGGTGGAGCATCTGGTGGTAACGTTGGAACTCAACCTTCAGGCGATGACAGCACTTACAACTTTGCTGGTGGTATGACTACTGCTAAAGCAGAAGCACTTGGTGATGGTTCAGGCCAACACTTTGCTGAAATGGCTTTCTCAATCGAGAAAATATCCGTTGAAGCTAAATCAAGAGCTCTTAAAGCTGAATACTCAATGGAATTAGCACAAGACCTTAAAGCGATTCATGGTCTTGACGCTGAAACTGAACTTGCTAACATTCTTTCTACTGAAATCCTTGCGGAGATCAACAGAGAAATCGTTAGAACTGTTAACTTGGTAGCTGTAACAGGCGCACAAGAGAACACAACTACTGCCGGTACATTTGATCTAGATACAGATTCAAATGGAAGATGGATGGTTGAGAAGTTCAAGGGACTAATGTTCCAAATCGAGAGAGAAGCTAACGAGATTGCAAAAGGAACAAGAAGAGGTAAAGGTAACATTATGCTTTGCTCATCTGACGTTGCTTCTGCACTTCAAATGGCTGGCGTATTAGATTACACTCCTGCATTAAACTCTAACAACCTTCAAGTTGATGATACTGGCTCTACTTTTGCTGGTGTTCTTAACGGAAGAATCAGAGTATTCATCGATCCTTATTTCGCAGCTTCAAGTGGTGTTCACTACATGACTGTTGGTTATAAAGGTTCATCAGCATTTGATGCTGGTCTTTTCTACTGCCCATACGTACCATTACAAATGGTTAGAGCAGTTGGTGAGAATACATTCCAACCAAAAATAGGTTTCAAAACTCGTTACGGCGTAGTTGAGAACCCATTTGCGAGAGGAACTACTCCACTAAACGCTAATGGCGCATTAGATGATAATGCTAACAAGTACTACAGAAGAGTATTGATTAACAACTTAATGTAATCGATCTGTTCTACAGAACTTTAAGGAACCC